CATTAATAATTAATATATAGGAGGGTAAGATGTTATATGAAACAAATTTATCAGTCGATAGACTGACAAGGCAGCAGCTAGACGCCATCGCTCTGAATGGCGGAAAAGTTGGCGGAATAGGCTTCGGCTATGCCACACGCGGCGCACTGCCGCACGAGCGGTATGGTTACGGGTTCTGTTGGATCAATACCCAGGGAATGGGAAACCACGGCGTTTTAGTGTTGGTTCCGCGCACACAACGCGCCGCGGAATACATCCGGCAGGGGAAAATCAGGGCATGGATGCACGGCTACAATCTGACGTATCAAGAGGCTGATGCGTTGTATTCTGCTGCACAGGGTGTGCAGTACGGTTTTGAGAGTGGCGTAATTGAGTACGCACTCAAAACCAAAGAATTCACTCATGCCTGGGATCATTTTCCGGGCGCTGGTGGCGGTGTATGGCGCTGGCACGAAAAGTGGCGTATGCCGCAAACGGATTTGTCAGTTTGGAGGCTGGACGCTGTTCATCACATTGTAACTAATTTGCCTACATAATGCGGGCATGGAGGATATAAACATGAAAACAGAAGATAAAGCAATCAGAGCAATTGAAAAAGCCGATCTTGGCTTTGCGTATAGCCTAGGCTGCAACGATGCGGGACACGTAAAAAAAATAATAAACATGGATGCAGTTGACACCATGTTGGGGCAACATACTAACAAATACAGGACAGAAATAGTCATTGACAGCTCAATGAGCATTACAGAAATGGTTTCAGAAATAATTGAAAAATGGGGGTAAATACCAGGGCATTAGCTACACTGCCGCGTTTGTTAATTCAAGCGCGGTTTTTTTATATTGCATAAATCAGTATATTAGAATATACTAATATAAGAGTGTTCTGAAATATAATTAAAATCAGTAGGTTATGGCAGCAAGAAAAGTTGTGAAACGATTGGATGACAAATGGCGTGAGAAAATAAAACATTCAATGTTGGTAACGCGATTGAGAAAGCATGCGGCAGGTGAAATTGAAATGACGACAACACAGGTAAGAGCGGCTGAGATTTTACTCAAAAAAGTTTTGCCCGACCTGAAATCTACAGATATGCAGGTTACTGATAATACTGACTATTCTGAAATTTTGGCAGCAGCTCGGAAACGTGCAGGAAAATGAATTTGACAGGGCACTAGCGACCGAAATAGCCGGTTTTTACGATGATCCTCTTGGGTTCGTAAAATTCATATTTCCGTGGGGAGAGGGTGCATTAGAGAATTATGCCGGCCCGGATGAATGGCAGGCTAGGCTACTATCAGAGCTAGGCGATGAAATAAAAAAGCGCAGGTTCAATGGTGTCGATGCTGTTGCTCCTGTTCGTTTTAGCATCGCAAGCGGACATGGGATCGGGAAATCATGTTTAACCGCATTTCTCATTATATTCATTATGAGTACACGCCCGCACGCTAAGGGCGTGGTCACATCAGGCAAATACGAACAGCTCAAAGATAAAACATGGTCGGAGTTGTCAAAGTGGCACAAACTAGCGTTAAATTCGCACTGGTTTGAGTATCGTGGCACTCGCGGAAACCTGTGTTTTTTCAATAAGTTAGCACCATCGCAGTGGACGTGCAATGGTCAAGCTGCACAAAAAGAGAATGCAGACTCATTTGCCGGTCTGCACAATGCAAATAGTACGCCGTTTTATATATTTGATGAGGCATCCGCTATCGACGATAAAATATATGAGGTTGCTGAGGGCGGTCTGACGGATGGCGAACCGATGATATTTTTGTTCGGAAACCCTACACAGAACACGGGTAAATTCAGGGAAACATTCGGTAGCCAGAAACATCGATGGATACATAGACAAATAGACTCACGAACAGCACGAATGACAAATAAAGAACTGATAAAACAATGGATTGAAGACTACGGTGAGGATTCGGATTTTGTGCGTGTGAGGGTGAAAGGGCAGTTCCCACGGGCAGGCAATCAACAATTCATTGCATCAGATGTTGTTGAGCGTGCTGTACAGCGTACTATTGAAGTGCCTGTTGGAACACCAAAACTGATGGCTCTGGATGTTGCTCGGTTTGGTGGGGATTCGTCTGTAATTGCGCGCAGACATGGACGGAAACTCGAAGAATTAATTAAATTCAGAGGGTTAGACACGATGCAATTAGCTGCTGAAACTGCTGTAATGATAAAAAAATACAAGCCTGATGCTATATTTGTCGACGGTGTTGGTGTTGGTGGTGGTGTGGTTGACAGGTTGAGACTGCTCGGGTTCTCTATAATTGACGTAAATGCTGGTGCTGCAACAGACACAGAAAATAAAGACACGTATCGGAACAAGCGCGCGGAAATGTGGGGCAGGATGAAACAGTGGTTAGAGGGCGCTGATATCCCGAAAGATAATGACCTGATTAACGACCTAATAGGTATAGAATACGGATATGATGACCGTATGCGTGTACAGTTAGAGAAAAAAGAGGATATGAAAAAGAGAGGTTTGAGTTCACCCGACTGTGCTGATGCCCTCGCTCTGACGTTTGCATACGCACTACCACCTGTTAACATCTATTCCGATTCTGACCTGGAGCCCGAACATTATGATTATTAAAGAGGGCGAAGCATGAGCAATCGAAAACACACGTGGAAAGATGAGGTAAACATCGCAAACAGAGGTCAACGACAGAAGCATGAGGTTGGCTACCGTTTCTCTAACAATAGAGAGTTCACTGATAAAGTAAGTAAAACAAAGAGTTATGGAACAAATTAACGACTTTTACGCGTTAGAAGTAAAGATTGCTGGGGATATTCTTAACAAACTAGGCAAGCATTATCCTGGTTACAAATGGGGCGCGTGCGTTGACATCCCGAACGGTATTGCTACTATCAGGAACGCGGATTTATCTAATGAATACGGTTATTTGTTGCATTTAGCAGACCTAGATACCGACCTAAAATGCGTTATGCGTGCAGGTGGTGAATTTTTAGAACGATACGGCGTTAAACGTGGCGAATATAACGAAGACGAAACTAATAATTTAGTTCGTAACATTAGAGGTGAAGCAAAATATGACTCCTGAAGACAAGCTGCTGGAATTAGCAAGAGACGCATATAGAGCAAGTACTACGTTCGTTGATTCATATCTACGACAACAATGGGAACGCAATATCAAGCAGTGGCAGTCCCGGCATGACTCACAGTCGCGTTATTCGTCTGACTTCTACAAAGGACGTTCACGGTTATTCAGACCTCGCACTCGTGCTGTTATTCGTAAAAACGAAGCTTCAGTTGCATCAGCGTTTTTTTCTACGAACGACGCAGTAAATATCCTGCCGCAGGATGATAGTGATGAACTGGATGAATTAACTGCTGAAATACTGACAAGCGTTGTTAATTACCGGTTGGAAAATACAATCCCCTGGTTTCATACTCTGGTTGGCGGGTATCAATCCGCCCAGATATACGGACAAGTTTGCTCATATCAGCATTGGGAATATAACAAAGAAAAAGGAATTGACGAGCCGAGAATTAAACTAATTCCTATTGAAAATATGAGGGTTGATCCTGCTGCCGACTGGATTGACCCTATAAATTCATCACCCTACGTTATTGAGCTTATCCCTATGTACATAGGTGATATTAAAGCAAAAATGGGCAGAATTGATCCTAAAACAAATGAACCCATATGGCGCCCAGCGGATACCAAAACTCTAACTGCTGCACAGGGTGAATATTACGATAGTACCCGTGTTACCAGAGAAAACAGGGAGGACTCAAAACAAAACTATCACGCTGTTGAAACCGACTATTCAACGGCATGGGTTCGTCGAAACATTATTAAGCTGGATGACGAGGACTGGTTTTTTTACTCTCTTGGCCAGGAACACATGCTCACTAAGCCAAAACTATTGAGTGAAGTATCAGTTCTGAAAAAACGTCCGTACGTAATGGGTTATGTTGTTCTGGAAGCACATAAAAACTACCCCGCCGGTACACCTGAACTAACCCGTGACATCCAATATGAAATTAACAATATCTGCAACCAAAGACTTGATAACGTCAAGCTGGCTATGGATAAACGTTATTTCGTTAAAAGAGGGAAACAAGTAGATATTCGTTCAATAACTCGAAATATTCCGGGCTCTGCAACTCTCATGGATGATCCTACAAACGATGTTATTGTTCATTCAACACCTGATGTTACTGGTTCATCGTTCACAGAACAAGACCGGCTGAATTTGGAATTTGATGATCTTGCAGGAACGTTCTCAGGTTCAAGCGTTCAAGCTAACCGGAAGCTGAATGAAACTGTTGGCGGCATGAACCTAATGTCACAAGGAGCAAACCAGCTCG